ACGTTGCGCGACAGCTGGTCAGGACCAGTGAGAAATACATACTAGTTATTAAACTCACTGGGCCGCAAGCTTTAAGCAGCAAGCCGCAAGCGACAAGCGACAAGCGACAAGCGACAAGCGACAAGCGACAAGCTCTTGACAAATTATAAATTATAGGATAATAAAGGATACATGAAAACAGATGAAGCATTAAAAATTATCGGAGGCAGCCTGTCGAAGCCTTCAAAGATGCCGGGCTGGTCGATAGGTTTACCGGCCAAAGAGTGCAAGACAGGCGGCAAGCTCCAGAAGGTGAAAGGCAGCGTCTGTTATGATTGCTATGCCCTGAAAGGTTGTTATATTTTTAAAGTTGTGCAAGATGCACAATACAGAAGGCTGGCAGCCATCAAAGACCCGAGCTGGGTCGACGCAATGGCGCATTTAATTAATTCAAAAAAGCCGGATGTATTTCGATGGCATGACAGCGGGGACGTCCAAGACCTGGACCACTTGATGAAGATCTTCGAAGTGTGCGAGCTCACGCCAACGAAGCGCCACTGGTTACCGACTCGAGAAGCTTGGATCAAAAAACATTTACAGCACAAGCCTACAAATTTAGTCATACGATTCAGTGCGCCCATGGTAAACCAGCGGGCGCATGGTTCGTGGCCCAACAGCTCGAGCGTAGTCACAGGTGAAGACTTTAACTGCCCAGCTTCAAAGCAAAACAACGAATGCAAAGATTGTCGAATGTGCTGGAATCCTGAAATAAAAAATATATCATATAAAGCTCATTGATATGTTTAGACATCCAAACTATTATAAAGAATTGCGTAAGCGCGCCTTAGACGAGCGCAATAGGGATCTACACGTAAGGCCCATTTCAGGCAGTGTAGATTCCGCAACGGACCAGGCCATTAGCCCAACAAGAGCGACGGCTCCAAGCAGGCGTGCGACTGGTCCGGGCCTCAAGCAACAAGCTATAGATGAAACAGTTCCACACTGTGATATAGAGGAAGCTGCAAGCGCCAAGCCTCAAGCTCCAAGCGACTCAAACAGCAAGCCACAAGCTTCAAGCGACAAGCAGCAAGCTTCAAGCTCCAAGCCGCAAGCTTCAAGCTCCAAGATTTGATTACCACGAAAAAGTTTCACGGCCCCTGAACCAAGGTGTTGGACCAAGATAAAAGTGTTGTGTGGATGCTTCACATGGAAGCTAATTTGATGTGGACTTAGACGTACTTTGTTACCCTTCGTAACTTTAAGTTCTAAAGTGAAAAAGTGGCCAGAACTATTACAGCCCAATAGATCGGGAGTACCAAGTAAGCTATTGTTTTCAAGCCTAATCCAGGAAATTTGTGGTATAAATTTTTTAATTTTTGCATATAATTTTCGCTCAGGTTTCAAGGTAACTAGGGCTTTCTATTCCGGGTTATTAGGAGCGATAATTATCTTGTTGTCCGCAGGTTTTAATACTACACGAATTGATTGTTGTCCAATAATATTTGACTCTTGCACTTCAATTCTTCTAATCTCTTCGAGATGTCCACCAACGTGCATGTAAATGGTAGCATTGGAAACTGCATTTCCTTTTTTACCATTAGTAAATTGATCTAAGTATTCCTGTAGATGTTTAACAAACATTATTGACTTTATAGGATAGTTACCTTAAAAAGTCAATCATGGGATTACCAAAAAGACTTACAGAAATGCAACAGAGATTCGCCGAGTTTTTAGTATTCGGTGGACCTGATGGACCTATGACTAAAACAGAGGCCGCCCTAGCCGCTGGATACAGCCCTAAACGTGCAAGACAAGAAGGATCGGAACTTACAAACCCTAAATTATCTCCCCTTGTTGTTAAACACATAGGTGAACTGAAAGAAGAAAGACTACGAAAGCATGAAGTAACTTATGAAGGCCACGTCGCAGAACTTGCAAGACTCAGAGAGGCCGCTTTAAAAAAAGGATCATTCTCTTCAGCAGTGAATGCGGAAGCAAACAGAGGAAAAGCAGCAGGATTATACATAGATAGGAAGATAATAAAAACAGGAAAATTAGAGGACCTGTCAGAACAAGAACTAGAAGCAAAAATGAAACAGATTTTAGACGACTACTCGCAGATAATCGATGTAACTTCATCTACAACTTCTGAATCTTCTTTACCCAAGCCCGAGGAATCATCGTCCGATCCCCAAAAGTAATTTCGTTATCATCTTTATCATAACTAGCAAATAGTTTTATAGACTTATCATCTTTAGAATATAACCAACCTTCATTTACAGGTCGTGCTAGTTTCATCTTATCAAACTCTTTGTCGGTAGCCCAGCCAGAGTCACTGACACAATCAATCCACTCCACTCTGACTCTCGGATAAGGTATATCGGGAGCACCATCAGTTGCAATTCTTTTTCGTCTTTTCCTAGGCATAAAGTTTTTTACTATATATAGGTTTCAAAATAAATAATAATATATATCTACTTATAGAAATATGAAAAGGAACGTGGAACTTTTTCTATTTTTGTATTATTATCCTTATATACTGCGAATAATATTCGTTCCGACCAAGTTCCATCAAGGTAACAACCCTGGAACTTATAGCACTTCCTTTGCCACATTTTTGTCATAATGTAGACTCATTACTGCCAATTTATCCTCTGCAGCAGCTATTACGTCCAACAATTTATCAACCTCACCTGTAATGTCTGGGTGTTCAGGTATAATAAGTTCTTGTTGACTGAAGCATTCAATCTTATATTTAGCATCTTCAATCTCAGCTTCATATTTCTTCTTTAGAACCATTCTAAGTTTGTTGTTCATCGTCGTCCTCCATTTCTCTCATTTCTATATAGCCATCTTCGTCTTCGTACATTACCCATTGAGTCTCACCATCATAGTAGTACCCATGTATTCTACCTTTACGCTCCATTAAAAAAATCCTCCGGGTTCATTGGTTTTACTTTCTCTTTTTCATCAAAGATTAGGTCATGATATATGTCTAATCTTTTCAAAAACTTATGTTTCCATTGCCTTAATTCTGCCCCATTTACTTTAAACTCTTGATAATATAGGTCAGGAGTACATACCATTATTATGCCCTGTTCAATTTGGGATTTATGCACGTAGTCATGTGCCATAGCATAGGCTGCAATTTGTAAATAATAATCTTCAATCCACTCTTCTTTCTTTGGTCGATTAGCTTGTTTAAAATCTATAATAGTATCTTTGCCATTATGTATGCAAACCAAGTCAGTAGACCCAGCGTATAACCCAGGATAATACAAAGTAACTTCCGAGCCGTAATACTCTTCGACTGGCGCGAGGCCGATCTCAATAATTTTTTCGGCCATGGGCTTCGCCTTCTGTCCGAGTTCTGTAAGGTCATCGTAGCCAACTCCCGTAATATAAGATTCGAGGAATTTGTGCATGGATGTCCCCCTCCTACTACTAAGATTTTTGATTCTTTCCGCTTCTTGTTCACCGACTTTCTCCTTCCAGTCTTTTAAAAATTGTTGGTTTTTGGTACGCCCTAATATAGTAGTTACTGACGGAAGTCTAGCACCAAGTATATCATAGGTCCGTGATCCATGTTCCTCGACGCGTGTAGCATCAACATAGTTATACTTTTCATTAAGCTTTATCGCTTTACCAATGTTATGGTATTCTTTTATATCTTCATCACTCATCATAATTTAGCTAACCACCAAGAGATTCTTCTCTCGATCCTTCTATCTCGTTTATCATAACAATTAATAATAAACGTCTTACCACTTTTTAATTTAGCTACACTTTCTAATATTTTATCTCTCATTCTAAATCATCAAACCTTCTTTTCGATTTATGTATATCTCGATAAACCTTTCTTAATATTAAAAAGGCTACACCAGCTCCAATCGATAGAGCAATCACTCCAACGAACAACATGCCTAACGCTTGTACCGGTGTCATAGTTTCTTCTTCAACTCCTTTAAATATTCTTCATTTTCTTTTCGTTGCTGATCTTTAATAATGCCTGCTTGTTTACGCCATGCCCAACTATTAATTTTACCGGACCAACCCATCACCCATAAATAAAACTTTAAAATCATTCTAAACTCATCGCCTCCCTATATGCTTGTAAATTAACGATTTTTCCATTCATCACTTTACCACTATCAGCATAGTGTTCAAGTATCTGTTGTATCTTTGGTAGCTTCGTGTGTGACCAAGGCCAGATTAACAAACACACATAGTATGCATCTCTAAATGTACATCGCCATTTGTATTGTTTCAAATAAGGTGTACCATCTTTACGCAAACCTTTACGTGGTTTGTGGTTAAAGGTTCCGCATCCTAATACTTCATGCACCCATTCTACAACAGATCTATCAGTCATGGTGATCTCCATACTGATACGCCATGCATTAGCATATCGATAACCCTTTTGACCTTTGTGTTTCTTTTTCTTCTCTTTGACTTTTTTATAATAGATACTACCCTCACCATCAAAGAGTCCTGCAATGTATGCTCTATCTGTTTCTGGAATCATCAAACGCCCGCTTTCCGTGCACGTACTAGCGGGTCGCCAAAGGCTCGAATACTCAGGGTAGTGTTTAGCATCCCGATCTGTAACCTTCAGAGGTGTTTAGCGCTTGGCAGTTTTTTTTCACCTGAAGCTCGTCCTTTTCAACATTTAAATTTTGTTTTATAATCCAAC